GTACGCGCTCGCCGTCTCCGCCTAGGAGGCCGTGCCGTGAAGCTGATCGACCTCCTGCTGCTCGCCGCTCTGATGCCGCTGTGCGCCTGTATCGGACTCGTCGCACCCCATGACGGGCTCGCTGTTTCGCTGTTCCTGTTCGCGCCTGGTGCGTGCGCCTTGTGGTACTTCCTCGGCGACGAGGACGAAGGGTGACGCGCCGCATCGACCGGCTGATCGGTCGTGCCGCAGGAACCGCCGACCGGTACTCGTTCGACGACTGGGCACGCGACTCCTCGATGTTCGGCTCCTCCGGCTACTCGGTGCCGCTCAACATGAAGACGACCTGGGGTGTCGACAAGGCCGAGATGATCGGCAACAACTTCGAGGGCTACGTCCAATCCGCGTACCGGGCGAACGGCGTCGTGTTCGCCGTGATCCTCGCCCGTCAGCTTCTCTTCACCGAGGCCCGCTTCCAGTGGCAGCGCATGAACAACGGCCGCCCCGGCGACCTGTTCGGCACACGCGACCTGAGCCTGCTCGAGGTCCCGTGGGTGAACGGCACCACCGGGGACCTGCTCGGGATCATGGAGTCCGACGCGTCGTTGGCGGGTGCGTCGTTCACCGCCCGTCGTGGTAGCTCGCTGCGGCGGATGCGGCCGGACTGGACCGGCCTGGTGCTCGGGTCGCCGTCCGGTGACCCCGATGACCTCGATGCTGAACCGCTCGGCTACGTGTACTGGCAGGGCGGTCCGGCCAAGAACAAGCCGGTCACGCTGCTCGCCGAAGAAGTCGCCCACTTCAAGCCGATCCCTGATCCGCTCGCCCCTCACCGCGGCATGTCGTGGCTGACTCCGATCCTGCGTGAGATCCAAGCGGACGGGTCCGCGACCCGGCACAAGCTCAAGTTCTTCGAGAACGCCGCCACCCCGAACATGGCGGTGTCGCTCGACAAGGCGCTGCCACCGGAGGCGTTCACCAAGTTCGTCGAGCTGATGTCCCAGTCCCACGACGGCATCGACAACGCGTACCGGACCCTGTACCTCGGCGGTGGCGCCACCCCGACGGTGATCGGCGCCGACCTCAAGCAGCTCGATTTCAAGGTCACTCAGGGCGCAGGTGAGACCCGCATCGCCGCGGCTGGCGGTGTTCCCCCGGTGATCGTCGGTCTGTCCGAAGGTCTCCAGCAGGCCACCTACTCGAACTACGGGCAGGCCCGCCGCAAGTTCGCCGACGGATGGGCCCGCCCTCAGTGGCGCATGGCCGCCGCCGCTTTGCAGTCGATCCTCCCACCGCCGACCGGGTCGCGGCTCTGGTACGACGACCGAGACATCTCGTTCCTCCAAGAGGACCAGAAGGACGCGGCCGAGATCCAGCAGGCCGATGCCGTCACCGTCAAGACCCTGGTCGACGCCGGCTACGAACCCGCCTCGGTGATCGCTGCGGTCGGTGGCCGTGACATGTCCCTGCTCGTGCACTCCGGCCTGGTGTCGGTCCAGTTGCAGACCCCTGGCGTACAGCCCACAGGAGCACCCGCATGACTGACCTCCAGATCGTCCGGTTCGCACCGGACGTCGAGATCCAGCGCGGCGGCGACGGCCGCACCGTGCACGGCATCCTCGTCCCGTGGGACACCCCGACGCGGGTGTTTGACCAGTTCGGACCGACCGGCCGCCCAGCGCAGTACCAGGAAGCCGTCGCCCGCGGTGCCTTCCCTGACGCCGTAGCCAACCCGCGGGGCGTCAAGTTCCTCGGCCACCACAACAAGCAGGTCAACCCGCTCGGCCGCGGTGCCCTTATCCGCGACGACGCCGTTGGCCTGTACGGCGAGTTCTACGTCTCCAAGACGAACGCCGGCGACGAGGTCCTCGAGCTCGTCCGTGACGGCGCCCTCGATGCGTTCTCCGTCGGGTTCGTCCCGGTGGACTCCGTCGAGCGCGACGACGTCTACGTCCGCACTAGGGGTCACCTCAACGAGACCTCCATCGTCACCTTCGCTGCGTACCCCGACGCTCTCGTCGGCGGCGTGCGCGCCCAAGAACTCCCACCCGAAGACCTGACCCCAGGTGCCGGTGAACCGTCCGTGGAGGACCGTTCCGGCGACTTGCAGGCGACCCGGATGAGCGAGCACGAGTACCGCAGGGCGAGCGCCCTGCGGACCCCCATCCCAAGGAGCAAGCCATGAACGAGACCCTGTCTCCCGCCCAAGAGGCCGAGCGCGACGCGCACTACCTCACCGACTGCCTCGACGAGATCGCCGCCACCGCCGCCGCCCGTGGCGCCGCTGCGACCGACGCCGCCGAGCGCGCCGCCGCCACCGAGTTCACCCCCGATGAGCAGGCCCGCTGGGATGCCGGCACCGCCGAGCGCGACCGGCTCATCTCCGTGGTCGAGCGCCACAACGAGATCGCCGACCGCTCGCAGATCCCCGCCGCTGTGGTGATGGGTGACGGTCCGGCGTTCACCGCGCCGAACCTCATCACCCGCGACGACCACATCTACGACGTCTCCGACGTCCGCTTCGGTGACACCGAGGCCATCCGGTCCAAGGCGCTCCACGCCATTGAGGCTTCGACCTCGGCGTTCCCCGAGGACCACCACCGCGAAGAGGCCGAGCGGGTCGTCCGTTCGCTCGACACGTCCGTCGCCGCACGCATCGTCGCCACCTCCTCCCCGGAGTACGGCCGTGCGTTCGTCAAGGCCATGTCGGGTCGCGAGCACCTGCTCACCGACGCGGAGCGCAGCGCCGTCGAGCGTGCCGTCAGCCTCGGCGGCACCGCCGGCTACGCCATCCCCGCCCCGATCGACACCACGATCATCGACACGGGCAGCCACTCGGCCAACCCGTTCCGTCAGCTCGCCACCACGAAGAAGATCACCGGCACCTACTGGACCGGCGTCTCGTCGGCCGGTGTGACGGCATCGTGGGACGGTGAAGGCGTGGAGGTGTCCGACGACGCCCCGACGCTCGCCCAGGTGCAGATCGGCACCGCCAAGGGCCAGGTGTGGGTGCCGTTCTCGGTGGAAGCCGAGGACTGGGCCAACATGGCTTCGGACGTCTACGGCATGATCACCACCGCCAAGGACGACCTCGAGGGCGCCGCCTTCGCTACCGGCTCCACCCCCCAGGGCGTGACCACCGGACTCGACGGCACCGCCTCCGAGATCGCCCCGACCGTCGCCGAGACCTTCACCCCGAAGGCCGACATCGACAAGCTGACCGCTTCGCTCCAGGCCAAGTTCCGCCGCAACGGCAAGTTCGTGGCGAACATGGTGTGGTACAACGCGATCCGCGCCGTGGAGACCACGGTGGCTGTCGGCTCGCTCATCTCGACGGCCCCCGCCGACTACGCAGGCGACCTCCTGCTGAATGGCTACGGCGCCTACGAGTCCTCGGACATGGACGCCGTGCTCCCCAACGCTGCGGCCACCGCCGACAACTTCGGGATCCTGTTCGGTGACTTCGCCTCCGGCTACTACATCGTCGACCGGGTCGGCCTCAACGTCGAGCTCGTCCCGACGGTGTTCCACACCGACAACAACCGGCCCTCCGGCCAGCGCGGCTTCCATGCCTGGTTCCGCACCGGAGCGAAGGTCGTCAACCCGAAGGCGATCGTCATGCTGTCGATCCCGACGGCGACCTGAGCCAACCCCCCCCGAGCCAGCCCCCGCCCGCACCGGGCGGGGGCTGGTCCCCGTTCTCTGAACAAGGAGCTGCGTCATGGCAACCCTGCGCGCCACCCAGTCCTTCCATGCCGACGGCCGGTTCGTCGCCGACGGCGACGAACTCGACGCCAAGGACCCGATCGTCGAAGGCCGCGAGGTCTTGTTCGAGCAGGTCGAAGACGTGCCGGCGAAGAAGGCCCCGGCCAAGAAGGCTGCGCCGAAGGCGAAGGCCTGACCCAGTGACCGACCCCGCGCCGCCCACCGCGCAGGACATCCGCGACGTGTTCGCCGCCGATGTGCTCCCCGAGTCCAAGTACTCGGACGAGCTCGTCGACGGCTTCGTGCTCGCGTTCATCCAAGTGGTGGTTACGGCGCGGGGTGTCGCTCTCTGGCCGATCGAGACAGTGGAGCGGCAGACGGTGCGGCCG